GGACGCCGACGGCCTTGGCGCGACCGGCGCGGATCTCGGCGGCCACCTGCGCCTTGGTGAGCGGGTGCTCCTGCCATGCGTCCTGGTAGGGGCGCTTGCGGCCGTCGACGGCCACGAGGGGCCAGTCGTCAGGTAGAGCCTGGAGCTGCTCAAGGAGCTGAGCCGTCATTCGTCAAGGTCCTCGATGAGCGTGGCGAGGCGGTTGAGCTCGGCCTGCACGGTGCGGGAGGTGGGGCCTGGCAGCTGGCGCAGGCTGATGGCGCGCTGTCGGATCAGGTCACCGATGCGGCGACGCTCGTAGGAGACGCCGGCGCACCAGGCGACGGAGTCGCGCAGCTCACGGATGCGAGGGTCTGGGTGGGCGCTCATTGGCCGTCCTCCCACTGGCCGTCGTGTGTGGCGTGGACGGTGTGGCTGGGGAACAGCTCACGAGCGGTGAGCAGGACGCGGTCCTTGGAGACACCGACGAGGGTGATGCGGACGGGCTGGATGCCGGGCCGTGAGGCGAAGACGGTGAAGGGCTGCGGGGTCATGCGATGAAGGCCGGCTGATCGCGGTCGGAGAAGGTGTAGAGGTGGCCCGGGTAGGCGATGCGAGCGATGGCGATGGCCTGCTCGAGGGTCTTGGCGATCACCGGGAAGGTGAAGGGCGAGGCTCCGCGAGCGTGGCAGCGGATGTCGTAGTGCTGCAGGACGGTCATGCGCTGGTGGCCTCCAGGGCGAGCAGGACGCGCTTGCGGAGGATGCGGCAGGAGCGGACGACGGCCTCAGCGGCGGGGTAGGTCCAGCCGAGGCGGATGGCCTGCTCGGCCCACTGATCGGGCCGCTGGACGAAGCTGATGATGTCGGCGTCGGAGGGCTTGAGGCCGTTGTGAGCGGAGCTGTAGAGGTGCTGAGCACGGCGCAGCGCCTCGGGTGGGGTGTAGGGAGCCATGAGTGTGAAGGTGGACAGGCTGAAGCTAAGGGCAGCTGCGGGCCGCCGTGCTGGGGTTGTAACAGTCGGTCACACAGGCGGCAGCCAATGGGGGTAGAGGATGGCTCGGGCCTCCTCGACGTTGTGCGCGAAGCCGGCCAGGCCGCCGGCGGCCAGCACGTTGCCGGTGAAGGTGATCTGCTCAGCGCGTGGCTTGGCCTGATCCTTGGCGTCGATGGCGACGAAGATCGCAACGCGACGACCGACCATGTCAGGCGTGATGGTGACGGTGCGCCAGCCGATCCAGTCGAGGGATCCGCGGAAAGGTTTGCCGCCCATCGAGCCGAGCCCATAGGCGACGGGGCGGCCTGTGCGGTCGTACAGCAGGCCGACGTTGTTGCGGAGCAGGCGGCAGGCACCGTGGCCGAAGGCCAGGACGATGTCAGCCGACACACTTCCTTCATCAGAACCCCGCTTGGCCATGCCTGTTGCCTCGTGCTCGAAGGATGTGATCGGTCCAGCCGCGGCTGTACCCGCGCTCCAGTCTGATGGTCTCGAGTTCCTCGCGGGTCCGGGCCTGGCCGACCTGGACGCGCTTCTGTCTGGCGACGACGGCGGCCGGCAGCTCCTGCAGGTCACCTTCGACGGTCTTCAGCTCGCGGCGTGCCTGCTCGACCTCGTGGCCGCACTCGGGGCACGGGTTGGCGGCTGAGGGGATGGCGGAGAAGCATGCGGGGCAGATCCTGACGGGCGGCGCGTCGGACTTCCGCTTCTGGCCCTTGGGCCGGCCTTCGAGGGACCAGTCGCGGGGATCGGTGGGGAGGCCGTGGCGGAGGGTGTTGCCGACGTGGTCGTTGACGATCGCGTGGGGCTTCCCGGGGCATGGCCGGAGGACGCGGCCGACCTGCTGCAGGTGGAGGCCGAGGGAATCGGTGGGGCGCAGCAGGATGGCCCCGGTGACCGACGGGATGTCGGTGCCTTCCGAGATGATGTCGCAGGAGGTGAGGACCTTCAGCTGGCCGGTGCCGAGGTCAGCGATGGTGCGGCGACGGATGCCGCGGTCCATGGTGCCGTCGAGGGTCGCGGCGGCGATGCCCTGAGCGCGAAAGGCCTCAGCGACGGCCTCGGCGTGAGCGACGGAGCAGCAGAAAGCGATGGCGGTGCCGTTGTGGACGTCCGCGATGGTGCGCCGGTAGTGGGAGACAGCATCGCCCATGGCCTGCCCCTGGCGGAGGATGGTGTCGGAGTCGGTGCGGCCCTTCTTGGTGTCGAACCGCTTCACGGCCGAGAGGTCGATGCCAGGCGGTGCGAAGACTCGAGCGCGGACGAGGAAACCCTGCTCGGTGAGCCAGGCAGCATCGGGGCCCATGACGAGCTCATCAAACTGATCATCGAGGCCGCGGCCGTCGAGGCGAATCGGTGAAGCTGTGACTCCCAGGACATGCGCCCTGGGCATGGCGGCCAGCACCTTCGCCCATGTGCCGGCAACGGCATGGTGGGCCTCGTCGACGATCAGCAGCTGGAAGAAGTCGGGCGGGATGGTGTGCAGCCGGCGGGCGAGGGTCTGGACGGATGCCACCTGCACGCCCTGGCGGAGGTCTTGCCGGTAGCCGGCGGCGATGACGCCGTGGTTGCAGCCGATGGCGTGAAGGGAGCGTGAGGACTGATCGACCAGCTCCTGGCGGTGGACGAGGATGCAGACCCTGTTACCGCGGATGGCGGCCTGCTCGGCGATGTGGACGAAGGTGTAGGTCTTGCCGCCGCCGGTGGGCAGGACGAACAGGACTCGGCGGTGGCCGGCCATGTAGGCACCGCGGATCTCGGCGACGGCGGTGGCTTGGAAGGGACGAAGGGAGACTGTCATGGGCGGAAGCTACCAGCAACAGCGGGGCAGCGGGGCCGATTGTGAAGTCTTGTTACACTCTGGCCGGAAGCGTGCCGGTGACCCTTAGGGTCTGGGACGACACCTGATGTCACCTGAATGCCCGAACTGACACATCACCCAGGCCTGACCAACGAGGCCTATCACGCCCTCAAGGCGGTTAGCCCCAGCCAGATCAAGGTGCTGGGCCGCAGCCCGCTGCACTACTTCGACCGCTTCCTGGCCGAGGATCGAGTCAAGCCCGAGCCGACCCCGGCGATGCTCAAGGGTACGGCACTGCACACGGCGGTGCTGGAGCCGGAGCTGTGGGACAGCACCATCGCGGTGCCGCCGCACAGCTTCGACCGTCGCACGAAGGTCGGCAAGGAGCTGGCGGCCGAGTTCGAGCGCGAGAGCGCTGGGAAGATCGTCCTCAGTCCTGAGGACGCTGATGAGGTTCGCAGGATGGCCGATGCCGTGCGGAAGCATCCTGCTGCTGGCTTCCTGCTGGAGCTCCCAGGCCGGCGGGAAGCCAGCTACACCTGGACGGACCCAGAGACGGGCCTTGAGTGCAAGACCCGACCGGACTGGCATAGCGAGGATCGACGGATCGTGGTCGACGTGAAGACGTGCCGCGACGCGTCGAGGGTCGAGTTCGCCAAGGCGATCAGCAACCTGGACTACCACGTCCAGGCGGCATGGAACCAGACGGCCCTCGAGGCCGAGCAGTTCCTGACGATCGCGGTGGAGAACGAGCGGCCCTATGCCGTAGCGGTCTACCCCGCGAGCGGTGCGCTGATCGCCGCCGGACAGCGGCGGATCGAGGCCGCGATGACGATCCTGGCCGAGTGCTGGAAGTCAGGCCGTTGGCCTGGCTATGGCGACCTGGTGCAGGAGCCGATCGAGCTCCCGGCCTGGTGCCGGGACTGACCCCTTTGTTAAGAACCATTCGCAGTAAATCCATGAGCGATTCAACCGCCCTCACGACCACGACCCAGCAGCCGGCCGCCGGTGCGCTGGACTTCCTCCACAACGGTGCCGCCCTCGACCACCGCTACCGGCTGGCGAAGGCATTCAGCATGAGCGGCATGGTGCCGTCTCACTTCCAGGGCAAGCCCGAGGCGTGCCTGGTGGCCATGCTCTACGCCGAGCAGCTGGGCGAGCATCCGATGCTGCTGTTCCAGGAGATCAGCGTTATCAACGGCCGGCCGAACACCTCGGCCCGGTTCGCCATCGCCCGGGCCAACAAGTCCGGCCTGCTCCAGGGGACGATCACATGGAAGAGCAAGGGCCAGGGCGACGCCCTCGAGGTGACGGCCTCGGCGGTGCTGCGCGACACCGGCGAGGTGATCACGGCGACGGTGAGCATGAAGGAAGCCGCGGCCGACGGGTGGACGCGCAACTCGAAGTACAAGTCGATCCCGGAGCAGATGCTGCGGTGGCGCGCCGCGACCCGTCTGATCAACCTCTACATGCCGGAGGTGCTGTTCGGCCTGGGTGTGCGTGAGGAGGCCGAGGTGCGTCCTGCACAGGTCCAGGAGGTGAGCACCGCCGGCAGCGTGGTGGCAGATCTGAACCGGCAGATCGCGGCAGCGCAGCAGCCCGAAGCCGAGGAGACGACTGAGCAGACTGTGACCGAAGTCGAGGTCGAAGTCGAGGTGGAGTCGACTAAGGATCTCTTCTGATCATCCCTTCTGTTCATCAATGGAGTGACACATGGCTTTCACAGGATTCTTTTCAGGACACATCGGTCGGGATCCCGAGCTGAAGTATCTCGACACTGGCGGGATGGTCTGCAACTTCACGGTGGCCGTTAGGCAGCCGAAGCGCAACGGCGAGGACCGGCCGCCCAGGTGGGTGAAGGTGGCGGTCTGGGGCAAGTCGGCTGAGTACGTGGGCAACTACGTGAAGAAGGGCGACGGGGTGATCTGCTACGGGCGGGTTGACCCGCCCGAGGTCTACACCGACCGCCAGGGCGAGACAAAGGTGGTCGAGAAGTTCACCGCCGACAACATCGAGAAGTGGTCGGATGCGAAACCGCGGCAGGGTGATGCGCAACCTGGCGTCGCTGCTGCTGCGGCAGCACCTGCGGTGGCCCCTGCGCCGCGGCCGGCTGCCCCAGCGGTGGCTGACGACGAGATCCCGTTCTGAGGCCGGCCATGGATGACTTTCTGACGGCCCTGACCGGAATGCGGTCCCGGGTTTCTGACCGCGCGTTGATGGACTTGGCTGATCTCCAGGTAATGATCGGCCATCGGCTGCCGACGCAGCTGTCGTTGGAGGAGCTTCAGGAGCGGTGGGGCATCTGCAAGGACTACGTGTCGACGCGGATGTCGCATCTACGGAAGCTGGGGCTGGTCGTGTACGACCGGGGCTACGTGGGCAACCCGGGCTACTGGGTGTGGCGTCTGGGCCCTGATTCGACATTGTGAATCATTGTTACAGGTCGGTCCGTTGAGGGCCGGCCTGCTCGATGATTCCCTCAGGCAACCAGCCCACATCGCTTCTCACACCATGTTGTTCAGAGTCGAATACAGCGACCGCGCGCCCTCCGGGAATGTGATCGGCCGCGGCAACTACATCGAGGCCGACTGCCTCGAAGATGCCAAAGCCCTCGCCTGGTCTCAGCGCCGTTTGGGCGAAGAGGTCAAGTCCGTCCGCCGCTTCGTTCGCGGGGAGGTGGCGTGATGGCCCCGCAGATGCTCTACCACGGCGACGGGTGGACGATCACCCAGGATCCGATCTTCAGCCGCAATCCCAACCTGGTCCGCTTCCATCGCCAAAGCCGGACGCGGACCCTGCTCGACCAGATCGCCGAGTGGGATCCTGACGCGCAGGTCTGGGTGTCCAGGCGCTGGATGCCGAAGTCGCCGATGGTGCCGCTGGCGCTGATCAACAGGGTCGTGGCCCACATGCGGGAGGTGCAGCGATGACCCGTCCCTACCTCGACCACGCTGAGCTGGGCGACCGCGAGTGGACCTACGTCGGCTGCTGGCGTGAATGGAACAATGCACGCGCCGAGTGGGAACCGTCAGCACCACCACCACCTGAAGCTCAGTTTTTCAACTACCGCGAACACATTTTGGAGACCACACGATGAGACGACTCGTTGAGTTCAACATTGGTGACACCGTCCATGCACACGGATGGCCGGAAGACATCACCTTCACTATCACCAACATGTTTCAGATCGACGGCGTGCCGTACTTCACACTGCGCGCCGGCAACGGTGATCACTACCGTATGCCGAAGCTTCACGTCTGCCACTATCCACTGCATCAACGGAAATGACACGGTCCTATGTTCTGCGCCGCGGAGCCTGCTGGCTCTGCCTCCCGCCTGGCGTGAGCCAAGATCAACGCCGGTCCTGGTGCCCTGGTGTCGAATGGTCGACCGACAGCAGCAGGGCATGGAAGGCTGCCACAATAGACGTGGCGATCGAACGCCAGACCCTGGCCCGGGCACTCCACGGCTGGGCAACAACTATCCAAGCGAAGCATGACTGATCAGGAAGTTCAGGATCAGATCGACGAGTGGTACGACATGGATGGCCGGAACGATCCGGCGCATCCGTTCCACGCTCGTTACACCGGCCTCAAAGAAAAGTACTCACTGAAGATCGATGACTGTTCTGCCCGATTGGATGATCAAAGCGGCTGCCCTGCAGGGGATGATCCAGCCGTTCAACGAGGAGCAGCTGAACCCAGCGAGCTATGACCTGCTGCTGGGGGATGAGCTGCTGATCGAGTCCGCAGAGGGGCCGGAGCTGCGGCCCTACCCCCTGGCCTCCCACAGCGAGGAGCGTCCCTACCTGCTGGTGCCTGGCCAGTTCGTGCTGGCCTCGACGCGCGAGACGTTCGCGCTGCCGGACTTCGTGGCCGCGCGGTTCGTGCTGAAGTCCTCGAGGGCCCGCGAGGGACTGCAGCACCTGCTGGCGGGATGGTGCGACCCGGGGTGGCACGGCAGCCGGCTGACGCTGGAGCTGAAGAACGTCCGGCAGCTGCAGCCGATCAGGCTGTGGCCTGGGATGAAGATCGGCCAGATGGTGTTCCACAAGATGGAGGCAGCACCCGATCGCAGCTATGCGGTCACCGGCCGCTACAACGGCGACCAGGGCGTGCAGGGGAGCCGGGGCTGATGGGACGGGTCATCACGCAATGGCCGATCGGCCGCGGCCGAATCGAGCAGTGGGAGGACGACCAGGGGAAGCCCTACTACCGCGCGGTGGTGGGCGACCAGGCGCGCAGCTGCGAGGACCTCTACCTGGCGGAGATGTACCTGGCGCAGATGGTCAAGGCTGCTGAAGCGAAGCGAGGATCTCTTCCGCCATCTGGCGGTGGCGATCGGTGACGGGTGCCGCCGCTGCATCAGCAGCGGCGAGCTGATGCACCAGCTTCTTGTTGACGGACTGGAAGTGGAAGGCGAGCCGGCAGAGGGTCTCTGCCATGAAGCGCAGATCGTCGACGTTCGTGATGGAGCGAATGTCGCGGATCTGGAGCTCCATCTGGAACTCATGGTCGAGGGGTTGGTTGAGGTCCAGCCAGGCTGCCATGAGTGAGGGGAGCGGTTCGGGGAAGCATAGGACCGCCGCACCGTAAACGATTGTTACAGATCGAGAGATGGTGGGCGGAGTCTGGGTAGGGTTACGACAGGGCAGCAGCCCAACCATTGCAGATTGCATCCATGACGTTGACGACACGAGTCCTGGAGTTCATCCAGAATGCACAGCCGGGCGACAGCCTGGCGTTGAGCACTGATGCCTGCTGCGAGATGCGGCAGGGGATCTACCTGGCGGCCGATCGGCTGCTCGACCGCCGCGACCTGGTGATCTACTGCCCGGGGGAAGCCCCGGTGGTGATGCGCTACGGGGGAGCTGGCAATGTGCTGGCGTGCGCGCAGGAGCTGGCGGCCCGCACCGGCCGGGAGCTGGAGCAATGAGACGCCGCATCGTCAACCTGCTCACGTTCCTGCTGCCGGTGGTGGTGATCGCCGTGGTGATCCATGACCACGGGACGATGCTGCCGCGGATGGAACGTGGGCAATGAAGCGCCGGCAGTACCAGGTGCCGGGCCTATGGGTCGAGACCTGCGGCAGCGGCTTCAACGCCTGCTACCGGGGCAGCGCGCGATGGCTCGCCAACCGGGCGGATCTGGTGAGCTGGCTGAAGTGGCCGAAGGGCCCATCGAAGGATGCGCTGACGGCCTGGCTGGACGAGATCGAAGCACCTGCTGCCGCCGATGCGGTGGAGCAGGACCCAACAGCAAACACTCGCACGATCATCTGATGACCGACATCAATGCAACGCTGGCCGAACGTGGCGCACGCTACGGGGACTTCATGGGCCACGCTGAGGTGACCCAGGAGCTGAAGAACTGCCTGCGGGATCACCTCGAAGCACGAAGCAAGATCCTGTCGCCGGACCAGCTGGAAGCGCTGGACATGATCTGCCACAAGATCGGCCGGATCATCAACGGTGACGCCGACTATGCCGACAGCTGGCACGACATCGCGGGCTATGCGCAGCTGGTAGAGAACCGCCTCCTGGGCAAGGGGGTGCTGTGATGTGGGACCCGAGAGAGGACAGCTACATCCAGGAGCTGGCCGCCCGCATCGAGGCGCTGGACCAGCTGCATCAGGCCGTCGTGGATTTCAGCCAGCAGTTCTCGCTGGATCCACTGATTGATCGCGTCGAGGCGCTGGAAGCCGCGCAGCAGCCCGCTCCAGCCACCGAGGAATCCTCGGCAACTGCCCCGCCCGCGCCTGCCGGTGGGCTGGTGGACGGGATCTGCAGGGATCTGCCATTGAGCCCAGGCGAAGTTCGCGCCGTGATCCGCGAGGTGGTGGCATGGCTGCGGTCGGAGCCGTGGCTCGGTCGAGCCGCTGCAGACCGACTGGAGCAGGAGGCCGAGCGATGACCTTCGATCTTGTCAACGGCGAGCGGCGGTACGGGGCATGGGGAGGCCGTCCCAATGGGATACCGGAAGACCCGAGCCGCTGCATTGAAGAAGTCTGGCCACACGGCGGATGGATCCCGCATCAATGTCGTCGCAAGCGAGGCCATGGACCTGATGGCCTCTACTGCAAGCAACACGCAAAGATGAAGGAGGCCAACCGATGATCCACATCACAAGCAACGGCGGCTGGATCGGCCCGCTGTGCTGGTCGAACACCCTGCCTGCCTTCGTGGTCCCTGACCATCGGTTTGCTGGTATCACCAGCCGCCTGGAATTCTGGGGCCGGGTCTGCTGGTGCCCGCCCGATGAGCCGTTCCGGCCGCTGCAGTACACCGTCACAGAGAGTTTCCAATGACCACCGACTTCCGCGCCTTGGCAGCTGAGCTGCTGACCTGGGCTGAGCGGACCAGCGCCCACTACGTTGTGCCTCCTCATGTGATCCTCCGCGCCCGCGCCGCGCTGTCCGCCCCGGAGCAGGGGCCGACGGATGAGGAGTGGGACGCACTAAAAGAGCACCTGTGGAATCGGCACGAAACCATTGGCTATCAGGGTGAGCGCTTTGTGTACGACAGAGACTTCGACACTGCTCTTGATGCCGTCCGCCAGGAACTCGCCCGCTGGGACCGCCTTGCCGTCGAGCCGGTGCCGGTCGCCGAGCGGTTGCCGGGGCCGGAGGATTGCGACGACCAGGGGCGGTGCTGGTGGCTGGACCGACCGCTCAAGTACGCCCCGGCCTGGATACTGAGGCGTCCGGATGACGGGCTGCTGTTCACGTTCATCGCCTGGGCTCCCCACTGGGCATTCCCCTTTCCGCATGAGGGGGCCGATGGCTGACCTCTCCCCCGCCGCGCAGGCAATCATGATCGCGGCCACCAACGGCAATCACAACTGCCAGGCCGATCCGGTCTACCGGCAGTGCATTGCCGCCGCCCTCCGCGTTGTTGCGGATGAGGTGGCATCGGAAAAAGAGCCGTTATTTCTTGCTCTTGCTGATCGCATGAGGCGGGATGCACGCAATCAGTTTTGCGCAAAGCTCCGCGCCATCGCCGCCGAGCTGGAGGGCCAGCAATGAGCATTGAGCCCATCACCCAACGCGGCATCGCCTGCCCCGTGTGCGGATCGGATCAGAGCAAAGTCAACGAGACTCGGCATCTTGCAAGCCACAACTACATCCGCCGCCGCAAAATCTGCCGTAGCTGCCGTGCTAGGTACACCACCTACGAAACACTGACGCCCCCGTCCGTCATCAACCAGATGGCCGACCATGCGGCCTCTCATCTAACTGGTCGTGCTGAACTCGATCCGTTCCTGCAGGATCTGCAGGATCTGATTGACAAGCACAGGGCCTGACCCCGCGGCCCGCCGGAGCCGCACCCAATCCGGCCACCATCCACACGCTCACATCTCCAATGGCTCTCATCTCTGGAACCTCCCGCGCCGACATCCTGATCGGCAACACCAACGAAACCGACCAGATCTACGTCAACAACATCGGCGATCAGATCGTCAACAGTGAGGGCCGCGACGTGATCCAGTCATGGATCAACTTCGACATGGCCGCCAGCCAGGCCCAGTACCTCGTGCTCATGGGCCGCTCCGGTCTCACCGCCACCGGCACCGCCCGGGCGGAGGTGATCGGCGGCAACGCCGGCGACAACATCATCAACGGCGGCCAGGGCCAGGATCGGCTCACCGGTGGCCGCGGCGCTGACACCTTCGTGTTTGACGCCTACGGCCAGCTCAACGCCGACATCATCGAGGACTTCAGCCGGGCCCAGGGCGACACCATGGCCCTCTCCGGCGACGTGTTCGGCGTCGCGGCCGGGACTGCTGTGGGCTTCGCCGAGGGCGCTGCCCTGGGCGCTGGCCCGACGGTGTTCCGCGACGCCACCAATCAGCTCTGGTTCGACGCCGACGGCATCGGCAACGGTGCTGCGGTGGTGTTCGCGCAGTCGCGGGCCCAGGGCCTCGACAGCTCCTGCTTCGCGGTGATCTGATCGACCACGGGCCCCGGCACTGCGCTGGGGCCTTTCCACCCTGCCAACCTCCCATGAATCTCGTCTTCTCCAAGGGCTACGACGGCTACGGACTGCAGCAGCTGCTGGCGCTGCCGTTCGCCGACATGACCAAACGACTCGCGGCGTTCCACATCTGGGGACCACGCAAGATAGTCAACCCCCGCGCCGGCTTCCGACGGACCGACACCAGCCTCGATGCCACCGTGCCCGCACCGCCGGCCGATGACAGCCGTGAGACTGCCGGCGAGTTGCTCGAGGTCGCTGCGATGCAGTGGCTGATCGATCAGGACATTGACAGCCTCGACAGCCATCCCGATGCCAGACGGATCGCGGAGATCCTCGGTGCATTCCCTGGCATCCTGACCCGTCCGGGTGTTGGCGGCATGTTCCGCTATGGCCCCGGCGATCTGGGGCGGCGCACCAGCGCTCTGCTGTGGCAGTCGATCCCAACGGGATGGAACCGCGCGTCGTTCGAGCCGCTCATCAGGAGTGGCCGCTATGGCGCCACACCGGCGGCCTATGAGGCTCTGCAGCTGGGGCAGGTGAGCGAGCGGCAGCAGTTCGAACAGCAGCGACGGTGGAGCGGTCGCGCCCTGGCCAGCCTGGTCCATCAAGACCAGCCTTACCTGATCCCGTTGTTCGTCGCCTGCCAGCTGCTGGGATCTGGAGCACGGCTGAGCTCGAGGTTCCCGGCCATGATCGCCGAGGCGCCATTCGTGACCGGCGGCGGCGTCCTGGCGCTGCAGTGCGCCCTGGCAACAGTCACCGAGCAGGCGATGCGGTCCTGCTGGGCGGTGAAGTTCCAGCGGGGGAGGGAGCGCCCTGAGCGGCTGTGGCGTGAAGGGGTCCAGGGCAACCTGCACCGGGACTTCCTGGAGATCGGCGGCTGGCTGGTGCAGCAGACCGGCGGCTATCTGCCGATGACCTATGCCGAGGGCTCACCCTTGCATCCGGACTATCCGAGCGGCCATGCGACGATCGCCGGCGCCTGCGCTGGGATCCTGCTGGCATGGTTCGCTGATGGTCCGCTGCCGTCGCTGGAGATCACGTCGGTGCATGACGAGATCCGGCAGATGATGTGGGCCCTGGCCGTCGGCCGCAGCTGGGCGGGGATCCATTCCCGGTCGAGCCTGCTCACAGGCCTGCAGCTGGGGATGGCGCATTCGGTGTCATTCCTGCGCAACCTGAAGGCCAGGACGCCGGAGCCGCTGGGGGCTGCGTCGTTCGCGGCATTCGATGGGACGGTGCTGACCGTCTGAGGTTCAGCGATGCCGGAGGCCTTCGACATCAACCCGAAGGCCTTGGATCGCTTCGTCCTGCTGCTGATCCTTGGCGGTCTTCTGCTCCAGCTGCTGGCAGACGACCGTCAGGGTTTTCGCCATCTCTGCGAGGGTGATGGTCTGACGCCAGGTGAAGCCGACGAGGGTGGCGCCGATGGTGAGAGCAGTAGTGGCGACCGCAACGAGGAGGCCAGGCAGAGCCTGTTGCAGCACCGAGTGGTGTGGAGAGGGCGCCATGGGAGCAGTCTACCGGCGGGGCTGCAGCGGATCGGATTGTGAACGATTGTTACTACTCAACCCTGCAGCGGGATGGCGGCCGGTAGGGTGTGATCATCGGGGCGGAGACGCTCCACCACCACCACGTCACCAGTCATGGCCCGAAACCCACAGCAACGCGTCACCGCCGACCCGATGGGCGCTGCCTACTGCCGACCCAGCATCTACGTCTGGACAGCCCCGACCCTGGAGCAGATCGCCGCCGAATGCCCTGGCCTGTCCCAGGAGATTGACGGCGAACGGCTCTACCTGATCCCCTACAACGGCTGCCAGCTGCCCATCACATTCGGGGCTCTGGAGCGGCTCTACGCCTACGCGGCCAACACCTGACCCCCCACGGCCCGCCGGGAGCCCATCCCGGCATCACCTTCACCACCACACGTCACCATGACCACCACCCTCTGCATCCTCGCCACCCTCCTGGCGATCATCACCATCCCCCTGGTCCTGCTGCTCTACATCACCGAGACCCGGCAGCAGCGCATCAAGCGCTGGCGTGCCGCCGGCTGGACCCAGCAGCGCATCGCTGATCGGCTGGGCTGCAGCCGCACCACTGTCCGCCGGATGCTCGCGGCCTGACCGCCCGCTACCCTGCGGGTGTCCATTGTGGACAGATCGTGCGCCACCACGTCGTCAGGGTTGGCCCGGCACTCCTCGATGTGCGCATTCCTTATAGCTCGAAGTCCGAGGAGTTCCACTGCCTCCTCGCTTCCGACATCCACCTCGACAACCCGAAGTGCAACCGGGCCCTCCTCGCCCGGCACCTGAACGAGTGCCGCGACCGGCAGGGTGCCGCCTTCATGTTCGGTGATGTCCTCTGCCTGATGCAGGGGAAGAACGACCGACGCGGATCGAAGAGCAGCATCCGACCGGAGCACCTCGGGTCCAACTACTTCGACCTGGTGTTCGGCGAGGCCGCCGACTTCCTCCGGCCCTGGGTCGGCACCCTGGCGATGATCTCCGACGGCAACCACGAGACAGCGGTCGCCGGCCGGAACGAGGTTGACCCCCTTGACAACGTCATCCGTCGGATGGGCCCCGGCGCTCCGCACCACATGCCCTACCAGGGGTTCGTGCGGTTCAGCTTCTACCAGAAGAACGAGCACGGCCCCGGCAAGTCCCGTTCGGTCCTGCTGTTCTTCCACCACGGTGCCTGGGGCGGCGTCGTGACGAAGGGTGTCATGGGCGGGGGGAGGTATGCGGTCCTGGCCCCGCAGGCGGGGGTCTGGGTCAACGGGCATAACCACGAGCGCACGATCGCGGCGCACCCCTGCTACCGCGTCACCACCTCAGGCCAGCAGCAGATCGAGACCCGCTGGCACCTGCAGACCGGCACCTACAAGGAGGAGTTCGCCAGCGGCGGCGGCTGGGCGGTGGAGAAGATCGTCCTGCCGAAGTCCTTGGGCGGGATCTGGCTGACCCTTCGCCCGCGCCATTCCTCCGGCGTCGACATCATCCCCAGCCCAGCAGCCTGATCAGGCCGGCGGCCACAGCTCGCGCGGTGTCGCGCCGGTCGCCATCATCCTGGCCAGCCGCTCGGCGCGCTGCCCCACCTGCCGGGCCCACAGCGAGTCGAGCATCATCGTCGCCGCCTGCTGGTACTGGCCGGTCCGGATCGCCTCGAGGGTGCGCTTGAACTGCAGCAGCCCGGGCAGGCCCAGGTTGAAGGCCATGTCGAGCAGCACCCGCTGCCGCACGTCATCGAGGGCCGAGGCCCAGGGCAGCGCGCGGAACAGCTCGATCTCCAGCAGCCGGATGTCGCCGTCGAGCAGCATCGCCGACTCCTCGCGGGAGATGCCGCGATCGTCGAGGTTGCGGCCGACGCCGATCGTCAGCTTGCCGGCGGTGCAGCGGTACGGCTTCAGCCGTTCGCCCTCATGCAGCCGGATCTGGCGGATGAGGGCGGCGCGGTCGAAGGGCACGTCAGCGGCCGGGGTGGTAGGGGAAGGACTGGCGGAGCAGCTGCAAAGCCAGCTGGGTGATGGAGTTGGGGCGGATCTTGGCCATCCCGATGATCTCGCTGATCACGAAGAGGGCGAAGCCGATGTGCTCTGGCTTGAGGTGATCCATGGTGCTGCCTCAGCAGTAGTGGAGGAAGGTGGTCAGGACGTACTTCGGGCCTGACCGTGGCGTCCTCCCAGCATGCAGCCAGGGCCACATCGGGGGGAACAGCAACAGGCTACCGGCACTCGGTCGAAGCGCCTGCCGCCACAGCGGGAAGTCGGTCTCGCCGCCGTCGCGGACGTCGTTGAGCCAGATCAGGATCGACAGGAACCGCCGGGCGGTGCCGTGGTCGACCACGTCAACATGCTCAGGGCATTCATCGACGTGCGGGTTGTAGCGGCTGATCCAGATGTTCTCCAGCGTCAGGTCGTCGGGCCACTGGTGTGGGCCGATGGCAAGGTCGGAGGAGTAGGCCTCGAACTGTGGGATCAGAGCATCGAGGATGTCGAGCTGCGCTTCGGGCCAGTCGTGGCTGAGGTTGAGCTTCGTCACCCGGCAGTCGTCATCATCGATCCGATGCTGCAGGTGGTTGCGATGCTCGAAGCCTTCGATCAGGCTGCGGCAGGTGGCGGGGCTGAGCACCGCAGGGTAGATGCGAACCAGGTCAGCCAATTCCATCAGCCCTCCTGGTAGACGCTGACGAAGACAGCACCGCTGGCGGTGAGGGGCAGGATCCGGTCGCGCAGGTCGGCGTTGTGGAGACGGATGCAGCCGAGCGTCGGCACCAGGGGCTGGCGTGGTTCCCATGCCCCAGGCCAGCCGCAGGCGGATCCGCCGCCGTGGATCATGATGCCGGCCCGCCCGTGCCGCTGCTCCTGCCCCTCGAGCTCCACCAGGTCGAAGCTGTACCAGCCATAGGCCATGACGTTGCGGCTGTAGACCGGCACCGGGTCGATCTCATAGTCGCGGTAGATCGCGCCGATCTTGTAGAGGCCCGGGGGCGTGTCGGTTCCGACGCCGGCCCAGTCGTAGTCAGACCCCTGCCCACGGGCCAGGCAGGGGATCTCCCACAGCAGCTGACCAGAGAAGCTGAAGGCCTTCGCCCGCTCGGTGATGTCGTTGACGATCAGGTGGCTGTCGCCAGGCCTGAAGCCGCAGTCCTGTGGCCGCTTCGTGGGACCGATCATGACGCCTGATGCTGCCGCGGGATGTCTGGTCCGAACTCTAGACGCGGCGACAGCATGACCACCACGACGGGCATGACGACGGACACAACGACAGCGAGGATGACGCCCTGGGCGATGCGCTTCTCTGCTTCGTTGAGCCGCCGGAACGCCTCGACGATGTCGTCCCGGTTGTTGGTCATGGCTGTGAGGATGGCATCGAGACGGCCCTCGATGTTCCCGATTGCACGGAGGATGTCTCCGTGACTCACCTCGTGGTCTGGCATGCGCTCCTCCTGCAGCTGAAGGGTAACGGATGGCAGCCGGTCAGATCACCGCCTGCAGCCTGACGGTGACGTCGATGACACTCCCCGATCGATGCGTCTCCTGCGGCGGCTCGAGGTAGACCCAGTAGCGAGGGTCGGAGAGGGTGATGGAGCCGAGCTGAAAGGGGATCGCACCGCTGCCCTGGGTGGCGAAGTGAGAACGGATCAGCGCGGCCTCGGTCTGGGTCAGGTTGAGGAAGCTGAGCGACAGGGTCGCACCGGTGCGAGTCGGGCAGGTGCGGAAGCGGATGGCACCACCAGCCCAGCCCGGCTGTGTCGTGACGGGATGCCGCCCCAGGTCGTAGCTGCGCTCGTTCGGCGCGAGGGCCGGGAAGTAGGCCATCAGTTCTGGATGGTCACGGTGGTGGCCGCCAGGGAGAAGGTGCCGGAGGTGGTCGAGACGTCGGTGCCGAAGTCGTTGTAGGCCACCAGCTCATCGGCCGAGCTGGCTCCGCCGCGGGACTTGTAGTAGACGGCGCCCCGGGCGGTGATGGTGGAGCTGGCCCAGGAGACGGCACCGAACTGGATGGTGGTCCGATCGTTCGCCGTGCTGAGGGTGACGGTGGCAGCAGAGGTCACGCCGCCGGTGCTATAGCCGGTGCCGGTAACTTCGTTGGTGATGTCGTTCCGCTTGTCGTGAACGTCCTTGTCTGGGGTGTAGGACGAGGTGACGAGCATCACCTTGAAGGTGTCGGTGTCGGCATCGATCACACCGGTGGCCAGGTCGCGGTGGAAGCTGTTGTAGATCAGGCTGGCCATTGAAGGTGCGCGATGGTTGGAGTTTAGGAGGCCGTCGCCAGGCCAGCATCAAGGGAGAGGGTGAGCGTGAGGGCAGCACCAGCAGCGGAGCTTGAGGCGGTGGCGGCACCAGGGGTGATGGAGAGGGAGAGGCGAAGGTCAGCACCGACGACGAACATGAGTGCCGCGACTTCAGAGATCAGGGTGACCGAGACGTTGTGAACGAGGGCGCAACCGCTGGACTGATCGGATGTAATGTCGACGACTTCTGGTGGTGCGTCGTAACGCCAGAGGTAACCGGCGGTCAGGTAGTTCGCAGCGGTGTGACCAGAGAAGAGGGCAGAGGGTAGATCGAAGGCGATAAAGTCCGACTCCTGCCCGTCGTAGTGGCTGACGATCAGATCCTTGTCGGCGGTGCTGAGGGCTGCGAAGGATAGCTCAATGCGTGCATCGCGTGGTGCGCTACCGAGGAGGACGGATTCATAGACGCCGCTGAGGGAGCGGGTGCGCTGCAGCTGGTTTGATGGCGGAGTGAAGATCCGTGTCGCCGGGTTGAGGGAAGGGAAGGTGGCCATGGGTTATCGCTGCCAGATGCCTTGAGGACAGAGCGCCTTGGGATCACCGCCGATGCGTGCCTTGGCGACCATGAAGCAACCGCAGAGGGCACAGCGGCGGGAATCATGGTTGAACTGCTCGCAGCTGAAGCAGGTGGCGAGCCGCTGGTTGTAGATGTCCTGGTCGACGAAGCCATTGGTGAGCGCCTGGCCGGCGGTGACGATGAGCGACTCGGCCATGGTGGGGAGATCGGGCATGGTCATGAGCTTTCCCAGGTAATGTTGCTAGAGCTTGCGGTTGGGCTGAACTGCCATTTGCCAGAGAACGAGCTGACGGTACCAGCAGTTGTCGGAGGATTACTGCAAGCACAGCCGGTGATTTTCAGGGCAAAAGGAAGGTATGTAGCAGCACCAAAAGCCAGGCCTCCAGAAGCTACATTGTATCGTACCAGCCAGGCTGTATCAGATCCACCATAATCACAGTTGGCGACAAGTGTTTGTGAACCGCTTGCATTCAATGGTCCTTGTCCTGATCCGATGTAATACTGAGTGTTCTGGGGCTCTACAGCGTCAAATCCAAAAACAACCTGATTGTTAGCATTGATAACTAGCCATTGGCTTGTTGTTGAGTTTGCAGCAACACTGCCAGTCAGTGAGGCACAGCCGCTTGCTGAGGTTAGGACATAACGCCAGTATCCTTCCTGTCCTAGCGGTGGTGAAGTGCAATCAGGCGGCGCTGACTTTGGTGCGCAGATTTGGCAGAAAATGCAATAGCTTCCGCCCAAATCTGCTTCACCGGCATACGTTGAGCCTGCTGGGCAGGCGAGGCTATTAAGATCATCGCCACAGATGGTCTGCGACACACAATCCTCCAAGCATCCAGGATACTCATCCGGTGGCGTCGGCGATGGTGCTGGCGGTGTGCTCGGTGGGTTATAGCCACCTGGTGGCATAGGCGGTTGATCTGGTTCATCAGGCAGGCGAGGATTTGACGGCAGTGTCGGCGGATCGCCCGGCGGTGCTGGTGCTGCGCCAGGACCCACAGCCTGCCCCACCGACGCTGGCACGCTTGTGTCCGTCGCTCGATCCCCACCGCTGTCGTCGTCGCAGTCCAGGCCCGTCCTGATCGTCGTGTAGACGTGCCCCTGCGCCTGCGCCGACATCACGTCCAGGGCAATCACACTCCGGCCCGTCGCATCGATCGGGAAGTGCGTCGCCTGAAACTCGATCTCACCCGTCGGCGTCTTGATGATCTGGTCCAGCTGGTAGAGGAAGTCGTGCGTCGTGGTGCTGCCATCGCTGGCGACACGATCGAACGTCAGCCGCACGATGTCGCCCTCCTCCAGCACGCGGTTGTAGACCTCAGGCCGGCACGTCCATGATGCGGTGTGGGTGCTGTAGCGACGGCGTGAACGCCGGTAGGCCATCGCCCGCACAGCGTGCAGCTCATGGGTGCAGAACGCGCTCATGTCGTGCTGCTCGACGTTGCCGCTGGTGCGGTCGTTCGGGTAGCCCACCTCTGCGCTGCGGGCGATGCCGAAGCTGTCGTCCGGCTGCTGCCGCCACAGGCCCACCATCAGCACCGGCTTCCGCTGCTCGAGGGGCGTGAAGTCCAGACTGATGGAACCGGGCAGGACGTAGTCCTCGTTGAACTCGAACTCCCACGGGATCGCATCGGTCCGGATCGCATAGGCGCCATCGATCGGCAGCAGCGGCCGCAGGCCCCGCTTGCCGTTCACCCTCGTCTCCCGCAGCAGGAAGTAGGGAGCATGGGCGGCGATGAAGTCCGGCAGGTTGTTGCTGTCGCTCACCTCGATGTCGCAGTAGAGCTGGTTCGCATCGAGGAACAGGGCCGCCGTCTGCAGCCGTGTGGTGTCGATCATGTCGCTCGGCAGCTTCGCGCTGATCTCCATCGCCAGCTTGAACAGGTCGGCGAAGTTGCTCGAGGGGCCCGACGTGCTATCGGCCAGGCGGGTAACGGTGCGACCAGACCGGACGAAGGTCTGCACCTGTCGGTTCCAATCGCTCGACCCGTTCGGGTAGGTGTTGGTGAAGGAGACCGTCGTCAGCCCGGTGCAGGTGCCCATGCTGCCGCAGTAGTCCGGCACGTCCTGCAGGGTGTAGCCGGCCCTGGCCTCGAGGAAGTTCCCTGGGCTCCAGTCGCCGGCACGTTGGTCGTAGGTCTGGGTGAAGCTGCCGACACGGCATGCGCACTGGTAGACGTCGCGCACCTGGAGGGAACCCATCGGGCCATCGCCCAGGATCAGGTGGTAGCTGGCCGTCAGCGTGTTGCTGGCATCGTTGGAGAATCGAGCATCGGTCGCCGGCGGCGAGACCATCACGCCCCCGCGGCTGCTGATCCTGCGAGCGAAGATGATCGGCACCGGCTGGCCGATAGTCGCCACCTTCTGCTGGCCACACAGGTCCTGCGTGACGACCGCGCCGGCGTCGAGGAGTGGTGGCTGAGTCTCGGCAGCAGCAGCGAAGGCGGTCATCAGAAGCTCATCCCCATCCCCATCAGATTGGTCGTCAGCGTCCGCGGTGGGAACTGAGCACCGACCGGCGCCAGGCTTGAGCCTAGCTGCAGCGTGTACTGGAAGTCTGCCTCGGACGCAGTGGCGATCTCACCGAGGAATCTGGAGATCAGCTGCTGGCTCACGGGTGGAGTGACGACACCGGCGCTCTCGGCATCGAACTCATAGACCGACACCTCGAACAGCCGTGCCTGCTCCATCGCCAGCTGCACCGCCTGGACCACGACCGACGTTGCCGGCATTGTGATCGTGATTCCGCCTTCATCACCGGTGGCGCCGGACGCAACACCAGATGAGGTGAACGGAACGTAGACCCACTGCGCGCTGCTCCACGTGATGATCTTGTTGCTGTAGAAGTTCTGCCAGCGCTGATACGTTGTGCCTGCAGAATCGTAGATCCTGAGATAACCTGCCTGCGCGCGATTCATTATGCGATCCCCATCGAGCGTCGACCGTAGAACGTGCGGATCCTCGCGAGCGTCGTGGTCTCGGTCTGCCGCATCGCCCGCTCGAGATCACCAAGCGTCACCCACTGCTGACCCTGAGCCTGCATGACGGGCCCCGTGGAGACGTTGATGGTGGCCGGCCCGGCGTTCACCACACTGCCGCCACGGGTGCCGGCGAGGTAGCGGGCGGAGGCCGCCGCCATCTTGGATTCGGGGATGATGTACTCTCGCTCGCCACCTTCGCCGACCATGGCCAGGGTTGGGCGATCGACAACGCCACCTTCGGCGAATCGCGGCACCGACACCGCCGGCACCAGGGGGAGGTCCGGGGTGGGCAGAGAGTTGTAGGCGCGGATCAGGGTATTGATCGCACCGACCGCGGCGTTGATGCCACTGGCGATGGCGTTGAGGATGCCGTTGAAGACCTCACGGACGAAGCTGCCGATCGCCTGCAGCGGTGCCCGGACAGCGCCGACCATCCAGCTGAACAGGTCGCTGATCGGCTGTCGCAGGGTCAGGTTAAACAGCGTCACCCAGGGCTGGACGAACACCTTGTAGGCGATGTCGATAGCGACCTTGAGGCCAGTCTGCAAGTTCTGTCCCAGCCAGGCGAGGAACTCACCGATGGGCTTGCGGAAGGCGATCACCATGGCGGTGACGGCAGCGATGGCGAGGATGGTCCAGCCGACGGGGCCGGTGAAGACGGCGATCATGCCGGGGAGGAAGGTGCTGGTCATGAATGCCAGCAGACCCACCAGGGCGCTGGTGATGGAGGCGACTGCCGGGATGGCAGCACCGAGCCAGCCGGCGATGGTGGCCGCCACAGGCAGGGCAGTCAGAGCGGTGATGATCGTCACGACGGCAGCCATTGCCGGGGCCAGTGCCAGCATGGCGATCGAGAGGATGGCGATGGCGCCAATGATGCCCTGAATAGGACCGGGCAATTTGATAAACAGATCAAGCACTACCGTCATCGTATTTGTGACTGCCTCCATTGCTGGCATGAGCACTTGTGCGACCATGCCACCAATAGCACCGATCTTGCCCTGCATCTTGACCATGCTGTCTGATGTTCTGTCCGCTTGCTCTGCGAACTTTGTGCTCATCCCTGTGAACTTCTCAATCTCTTGCCGGCCCATGTTCAGCAACGGCACCATGTCGGCACCAGCCTTGCCAAATAGTTCCATTGCGAGAGCTGTCTTTTGCGCCCCGTCTGGCATCTTTGCGAACCTGTCTGCGATGTCGAGAATGATCTGATCGGTTGCCCTTAGATTCCCGCTTGCATCTTTCGATGCGACACCAAGCTCTTTCAGTGCACCATCTGCCTTGCCATCAACCAAAGCTCGGCTGAACTTCACGATCGACTTGCTGATCTGATCGATATCGACACCAGTGAGTCTGCCTGCCTTAGACAATCGACTGAGCTGCTCGACCGCGACACCGGTCTTCTGCGACATGTCGAACAGCTTGTCACCAGTATCGATCGACTTCTGTGCCAAAGCCACAAGGCCAGCACCGGAGGCCAAGGGCACCAGGCCTTGCAGTCCACCAACCACATTGCCAGCCGCTCCGGCCAGGCGCGACAGACCACCTCCTACCTGGTTCGCTGTCGAGTTGAGCTTGCCCAGCCTGGCGCCGAGCTGCTGGATCGCCTCGCCGCCAGTCACCGCAGCCTTGATCCTGAGCAGTGCATCCATGACGGCCATCTCAGCTCCTCCTCTGCAGACGTCGGTTCAGCTGGTCGCGTGCATGTAGCTCCATCGCCTGCACGTCCTCCATCATTCTGCCGTCAAGCTCCACTCCCAGCAGCGGTGCCATCTGAAACACCGCGCCATAGTCCAGACCCAGAAGGCCCGTGGGCCCACTGCGCCATTGCGTCTGGCAGCGCTGGAAGACATTCACCGCCGGCCACAGATCCGCCCACAGCCGGTACCGTTCCGGCTCCAGGTGGTGCGCCTCCAAGGTGATGCCGTAGGCGGCGGCGTCTCGTTGAAGCTGCGCCGTGTCACCCTTCCCCTTGAGCAGGTGATCCACGGCGCCTGTCAGTTTTTTGCTCGCGCCTTGTCGTGCGCCTCGAAGTAGGTCGTGACCAGGACATCGGCCACGGTTGCCACTTCGAGCAGTTTCGCTCGGCTCTCTGGCGTCACCTCAACCGGCTGGCCGTCAGTCGTGGTGATCCCCTCCCAGCCTTCGAGGATCTCATCGGCGATCGCCCGGGTCGGGATCCCCTCGATCGGTTCGCCACGCTGCGCCGCGACCTTGATCGCCTGGTACTGCAGCTGAACCTCCTCCATCCGCGACTGAGGCAGCCGGCGGAAGATGGCGGTGAACTGATGGGTGCGAACCCTGCCTCCGTCCTGCGTCTCGCGGATCACGATTGGCCAGCTGAAGGTCGGCGACTGCTCGAGGATGAAGGCCATGGATCAGGTGAACGCGAAGGAGAACTCGTCGTTGCCGGTGCTTGGCAGGCAACGGAAGGGGAGGGTGACGTGCGTCACGCTGTCGCCATCCTCGAAGGTCGGAGCATCGAAGGCGCAGTAGCTGGCGAGGAAGGTAATGATGTTGCCGGCGGCACCGCTGTGGGTCCAGGTGATGGCACCAGCAGTCTGAGCCGAGGCAATGCTGATGAAGTCCTTGCTGCCGATCGCAGGCAGCTCGATCGTGATGCTGCCGGTGGTCTTGCGATCGGTGAGCCGCACCTGCTTCGAGCAGCCGGCCTTCTGTTCGAACACCATCTCGTTGCCGAGGCTCAGGCTGAACTGCGTCATGCAGGCCGAGAATCCATGGACCGTGACCGTCGCGGTGTTGTCGGCGTTGACGGCAACCGGGGCAGCCTGGTTCGAGTAGGTCTCGGTCGGACGGGAGAGAGCGCCAGGAGCAGCGAAGATTCCCATCTGATCGAAGGCGATCGTCGGGATCTCGCCGGTCGTCAGGCTGAACTCACCGGTGCCGCGGATGCCGGTGATCGCCTGGCGGCTGCCGTTGTCGGCATAGAAGTCCATCGTGTAGGAGCTGAAGCCCGTGCTCACCGGGGCATAGGTGACGCTCGTGCTGGACACGATGGTCTCGCTGAGGCCACAGGCCTTCAGCAGGGGGCCGTAGCGGGGGGCGGTGCCGGCGGTACCGGAGCCTGCCATCTCGACGGTGGCCTTGACGGGGACCGATCGCTGCCCGACGACGCTGGGCCGGTTGCCCATGTAGGCCTGGATCGTCTCGCGCTCGAGCAGTTCCATCGCCAGGGGCTCGACGTCGAGCTCAGTGAAGAGCAGGGCATCGGTCGCCGCCGGGGAGGAACTGGTGCCGTAGGTGGACTCGGACTTGACGAGCGCGAGTCGATTGCGCCACAGGGCCATGATCAGTCCTCAGGTTGTGCGGTGGTCGGCTGCGCTTCACCAGGCTGGGTGGTCTGCTGCACTGCCAGCCATTGGCCATCGGTCAGCACATAGCTTCCACCGACACTCGGCAGAGGCGGCAGCTCTTGCGGCTGTGGCGAACTGGTGCGAGCCATCATGCACAGGCGACAGGCTGATTCTACGTCAGCCCGTCGCCAGATTGCTCTGGCTCGTACGGTAGCTGACCTGGTAGGTGTTGATCTGCCACAGCGACGTCATGTCCGCCTTGTCCCGTTGTGGATCCATCGTCGTTGGCACGATGTCGATCACGCGATTCCCCAGGGTGCGGTCGGCCATGAGGATCGAGTGAGCGGATTCGATGATCGGATCTGCGAGGGTGTCGGGCACATTGCCGCGGGTGTGAACGACGATCGCAACGTCCATCGTCCATGCCAGCTTGCAGTTGTTGATCGGGACGCAACGATCGGCAGCGGGCTCGATGATGATCACCGGCGCTTCATCACGAGCGAAGGCCTCGACCCGGGAGCGGTAGACGCCGGTGATGCCGGAGGTGGCAGCGAGGATGGAAGCTATGTGGGCGAGGATGCCTTCGCGCCTGGTGGTCATGGGTTCAGCTCTGTTGGCGGCCAGGCATCGGGTTCAGGCTCGGTGCCGGCGAACACGCGCCCACCGCTGCCGTAGGGCACGGAGAAGAACCGCAGGGACCGCGGCAGCACCGGCAAGGCGCAGTTGACGAAGAATCCAGGGAGAAGAGTCGGCGGGGTCAGCTCGTTGCCGTCCTCGTCGTAGGTGCCGGGGATCGTGACTTCGCCGATGATGTCGAGGGCACCTTTGTGGCCGAGGCTGACCAACTCGCCGTCGTCGTCAAGGTAGCCGGCACCACCGGCTGCATCATGGGCGGCCTGGTGATCGGGGAATCGGAGGGTGTAGTGCTTCATTGCATCATCGCCTGAAGGTTGGCGTTGGGACGGCGGGACTTGAGTGTCGCCATCTCGCGGATGTAGCCGTTAAGTTGTGTCGCGCTGTTCAAGTTGCCAATCCACAGCACCGTCGGATCTGGCGCATTGGCACTCGTGATGTCAGCTCCTGCATCGCCAACCTGTAACCGACCAGCTGCGCCTATGGCAGCCACTGCAGCCTTTGTGGTTCCGGCAGTCAGTAGCCCGCCAGTGCCAGGAGAGGCGCTGAAAGTTCCACCGACCACTGCACGAAACTGATTCGCGGTTGAATGCGGCTGCCTCAGGCTGCTGGCATAGGTGCCGCCAGCTGCCTCCCATACGCCTTGAGTTTTGATCTGCGATGCAGCAATCGTGGAATCGCTGTACACCGTCCATGCCGCCTGATTCCAGATCCCCGCAAACGCCGCGCCAGTGATGCTCGCCACGTCCGCCGTGCTGCTGGCGGTGAGGGCTCCGGTGGGGACGTAGGGGGCGAGGGGGCCGGTGTTGAGTTGGGCGCCCCAGGCATAGACACCATCAACACCATTGCCAGCAAAGCTGGGATCCCTAGCATTTCTGTCCGAGTCAAGGGCAATAAGCACTGGGCCGCCTGTTGTTGCGGACGCGCCAGATGTTGCCGTCAAAAAGCAGCGATACCAGCCATTAGGCAAAGCCTGGATTCCAGCCGTGCCGCTGGTGCCCTTGAATCCGACAGACCCAGCGCCGGAAAGAATAAAATTGGCCCATGCAGTTAAGCTTCCGAAACCCGAAGTGAAAGAAAGCTGGGCCGTAGTGTAACCGCCGGCCTTTAAGAAGAATGACCAGGTGTAAAGCGTTGACGAGCTCAAAGCAATGCTGGCATTAAAAGACGCGTGAGAGGCTGTTGTTGTATTTGGGACAAGCAGGTCCGCGGTTTGCGCACCGCTTGGCGCTGCGATTACGTCTGACGTGACAGTTGATTGCTGCTGCGTAAATCCCGCTGATACGCTCTCTGAGTTCGTCTTA